CTTCAATGGCTTTGCGATTGCGGCCCCATTGCTGACGTGACAAATCCGACATTTCGCTTGACGGTGCACCCTGACCCTGAGCTTGACCGTTGGGCTGCGCGGATGCTGACGCCATTTGCTGCGCCTCAGCTTGTGAGTTCTGCACGTTGGCCATGTCGGCAGTAACTAGCCCCAATTGACGCTTGAGCTTCTCTTCCTTGGCTCGCTGATAGAACACGTTTTTCCAGTGCTTGCCACGCTGACCAAGCTCGTCTTGGTAAGTGCTCTGAAAAGAGTTGAGTGCCGCATCAGACGCCGACTGTTCGCTCTGTGGATCTACCCATTCCCATGCGGGAGTTTGCCATTCCACCGCCGTCGCGGAACGACGGTCGGCAAGGATCTCGGACATCGACGGAAAGCCATCAGTGCCAGCCGTTGCGGCTTGATCACAGAATCGATCCCAGATCGGCTGGCAGAGATGTTGCACGTCATATCGTTGCCACCTCCGAAACCTGCGTCGATCTTCCAGCATACTTGTGCGGCTGCTGCTGTAACTTGTGCCGCTGTAGTTTCGGCTGACGACTTCATAGCTCAGGCCAGTACCAACCGAGATGCCTCGCAGCATTAAATTGATCCACGGCTCTGATGCTGAGTTCGGGCGGCCCGGATTGATCGACTCGACCGACTCCCCTGGCTGAAGACGAACGACCATCGCTGGTTCAAGATACTCAAACTGATTGCCGTTGATGTCGCTTGATTCGTCGTCCGTCGATGGCATCAAGCCAGTGCCGCCGCGCCCATTGGTCGTGATCGCCACGCCAAAGCACGAAGCAACCGCAGACGCTTGAATCTCATTGTCGACATAGACGCCAAGGTCTCTGAGCCACCCAAGGACAGGAGCAAACCACGAAACCCCGCGAGTCTGTCCGATTCGGTCAACGCGGTACAAATGCAGGATCTCAGACGCATCGATTCGAATCGGGAGAACTCGCGTCGCGTATGGTCCGTTCGGATGTTCCGGATAAATCCAGTAGGCCAGTGGTTTTCCGAGGTCGTCAAGCTCAACGCCTCTGATGACCTTGTTTCCGTCTCGACTATGAATCTTGTATGTGTCTTTGTCGGTCGCCAATCGGTCGGCTTCGATCAACTCCAAAGCAAACGGCACAGGGCGATAGATGCCGCGATACTTGTTCGAAGGAGTGTTGACAAGGTGAATCAGCACTTCGCCAGCCTCAACCATTTCACGCTGTGCAAGTTGCTGGATCTCCGCAAAGTTCAGACGTCCGTTGACGTCGCAAACCTCACACCATTCCTGCCAAACCTTATCACGCACTTCGTTTAGGTCTTCAATGTCAGTTCCTTCCGGCGTTTCGATCTGTGACTGAGCAGTGATGCCCGTACCGATCACAGAGCTGACAATCGTATCGACGACGCCCCAGGCATAGGCATTATCGCGTACCAATGAACGCGACCACGCACGCAAGGCGTCCGCACCGAATGGCCCCAACAGCTCACTGTCGGCTGATTGATTCTTCGGCTTTTTGTTGTTCGTCAGGCGGCTAGCTTCTGCTCCAGCGTACATTCGCTCGAGCGTCTTGCGTTGCTGCGTTCGTCGCACTGCAGCAGCAGGACTAAACACGCCAATAACTTTATCAAGGGCCGTGCCGATCATTGGCGAGCCCTCTGCATTTTGGCGACTCGGAACATGCTGTTTGCTCCAGACTCGCGATCCGATTCCATCTGGAGCATTCTTCGCTGCTCAAACAGTGTTGGAAGATCTAGCGACGTAACCGAACGCGAACCGATTGAGTACGATGAGGCCCCTCCGGTCAGGAGTGCTTCAATCGCTGCGTCGATCTGTGCGAGTAGTGAGGTCGCTGTTGCCATGCCCGCATGATTGCGGTGTCATGTGGCGATGCGATAGGGCAAGCATGGGTGCGGTTTATATGCCGTGTAAATCCTATTCTTTCCACGTCGCTCCGCAATATCCGCACTTGCAGTACCTTGTCCGCCCCTGTGTGCTCACGACTCTTGAGAATGACTTGCCGGCCGTTTCCTCGTCGGCTGCTCGCAATGCAGGGCATGACGTGCAGTCCTTCGGGACAAACGTCGTGACTCTTGGCTTTGGCTTAACGTCTTCGGAGACTGTTAACCCAGCCACCGACTCGCTTTTTGGGGACTCCATGACGCTGGCCTGCTGGCTTTCCAGTTGGCGACTTCGGTTCTGCTTGCTCATTTGCGGCTTTCGTTCTTGAAGTAACTGAAGGGCCATCGGGGTTCTCTGTTGTCGGTGAAAGGAGATAAATGCCACGGGCACTTGCCGCAGCCGCTGCCATGTATGTTGCATCGAGCCAGTGATTATTGTCGTTGATTACGTTCCAGTATGTCTTTACGCCCTTACCTTCCTTGAACTCGCTGACAAGTTCTTCAGAGGCGATGTGTTGCGCGAATGCAGTGTGTTTCCTGTCGTTTGGCTGAACGAACAAAGACAACGCCCCACGCCGAAGAAAGTTTTGATCGTCGTACGTTGGAGTGAGGAACCGCTCATGGACGAACTGCTTCCAGTAGTCCGTGTTGAGTTCGTACAACCAGAGCCCCTGTGCTTCCTGATAGGCTGCGTGCAAATGCGCCCCTGGCTTGATCTTGTCAGTCTCTTCTTTCTTGTCGCGGTATTTGCCAATCCCTTTGGAAACATAGAACGGAGCACCGTGGACATCTCGGACGAACTGATATGCCGCATCGGTGAACGTTCCGGAGTCGACGAATACGGCATCAACCTTACGAGTTGACCCAGCAGCGTCGACGTATTCCTTCGACAGCAATTCATCTCGCCAGTTCAGGAGAGCCCTGTAAATCATTGGCTCACTGCTCTGGCTGTCCATCGCCTTGTCTGTCCCAACGACTTCCGCGCGTCCATAGTCGATTACAGTTCCCCCAGCACCCTTCCACCAGGCAATTACAACCCAATGACACAGATACTTTCCGAGGTCGATCGCTGCCGTAATGCACGAGGCGTTAGCAGGAAGTTGGCCACGATCCAGTCCGCTCAGACGACTTGCCACGGTATGCCATGTCAGCCCGCTCCCCTGTGGTCCGACTTCTGCCGGTGGATCGTTATCGACTTCTGTGGCTACCGCCTTTTCGCCCCAATCAGCCGTTTTGTTGTAATAACTTTGGATCGCAGAAAGCTCAAGCGGCTCGCCATCTTCGTGAATAGTGCCGTCAAATGATGACGGATTACTGATAACGCAATCCCGCTCAATTTCGAATTTGTTGTCTCGCCAATAACGGAACGCAATGCGGGCATCCGGGTCATCTTGGGCACGCTCGATTCGAAGTCTCAGATACTCTTGGACCATGTCCATCCGGTCTGGGGGAGTGATCATCTTGCGATAGCGACGGCCCTTAAATGATGGCTTCTTTGTCGGATCAGTGAACTTATAGGCGATGCACTTTCTGTTCTGGATTGTGCAAAGAAGAACGCGAGCAACCCTCTTGGCAGACGCTGCAAGGCCCGCAATGTCTTTTTCAATGGTCTCTTCGTTCTTTTCGATCAAGGCATCTGAATCGGCTGCTTGGCGGTCTTCGATGTCGTCAATGATGGCAATTGATGGCCTGCGGTCCCTGTAGTTTGTTCCGCGAATGCTTCCGTCGATTCCAATGGACGCGAGAATCTGCCCGTTGCTGACTGGCTCTAAGTAGTCTGGCCAGTCGTCAGGCAGTTGATGCCGGCCGATCGTCGGGTAAATCAGGTGATCGGCTGCCAGTTCGAGATTGGATGGCTCGCCCGCTACCGTCTGCATTCGTGCCCGTGATGACCAGCCTCCAACGGCCTTAAAAGGAATACATAGTTCAGGGAAGTCAGCAAGCAACAATTCGGACTGCTGGAGCTTTTCACGGACGGTGCGCAGCTCGCCCTCGCTCTTTCGCTGATTCTTGCCGATGACGATTGGAAAGTTCGACAGCCCCTTCAGCGTCAGAAACAGGGCAGTATAGATTGCCAGCTTTGTTTTGCCCTCTCCACGAGTTCCGGCAATCGCTTGGTCTCCACCGTACATCGCAGCCCGCACAATACTGCTGTGCATGTCTCTGCGGTCTGTTGTAAACGGCTCAAAGAAGACTTCCGGAAAGTATGTCGTCAAGAACAGTTCGCCGTCCTGAAGTGCGTCGTATCGCCTGAGCGGATCTGCGGGACATGGTATTTTCAGATCACGCTCAGATGCCCTCTTGCGGGCCATCCTGACTCGCTGTGCATCCCTCTCGTCCGCCTTCAGCAATTCCCGCGTCTCCGGCCGCGATTCGAGCCAAGACTCCAGGCGGGAGTTGCTTAACGAGTTCAAGTAATCTAAGACGTCTTGCGTCATCAACAGCCTGCTTTTTAATGGCAACTTCCTGACGCTTCAAATCTGCCGCGTCCGCCCTAACGAGTGCTGTGAATGCTTTGATTCGCATTTCCTCGTCACCTGAATTCTCAATCACGTCGAACAGGTCATGCACGGCCTTTCGCCGCCGTTCCTCAAATCCCTCAAGCCATCCCGCCGCTAGTGCCTTGCCGACCATTTTTACTTCCGCAAGTGAGTTCAATTCCATGCGGCCCCTTTCCCCAGATGACACTAAAACGCACTAACTTTCTTTTAAGAATCCGGGGCTTTTTCCGTCGCATGGAGAAGCCAAGTCTCTGGAAGGACCCATCGAAAAAGTTTTTGGCTATGCTTCATTGCATTTTCCTGCACTCCATATAACTTTGCCCATATGGCGCGGTTATATGCTCGTCTACGATATGAGAATCATTCTGCTGCCAATGCTGCCGCATATGCCTCTTCACCCGTCTGCGTATCGCTGTCAATGATTATTTTCAGATCCTTTTGACGCACTGGAACAGCATCCGTTTGGCCTGATTCGGTCACAAGGAACGTGCCCCAATAGACACCAGCAGCATCAACACCAGTGCTGCTAAAGTCGTAGTTGACCGTACCACTCGCAGCAGTCACCACGGTGACGCCCGTTGATGTAGCTGCAATCTTTGTCGCTCCAGTGGCAGCATTGATCATTTTGAACGTCACCGTCAGCCCTGTTAGGTTGATAGCCGCTAACGTTCCGCTTGAATCTGGCTGCTGCAACGTCACCGGCAAAACCGTCCTCAAATCACCAACACGTCGCCTGTGGATTTGTTGTGTCATGGGCTTGCCCCCTCAAGAATCAATCGTTTTTGTGATGTCCCAACCGTCGCCATGCGTTCCATCGACGTGCCCTCAATGCTTACTCGCTGGCGTGAAATGCCGACCAGAGACAGTCGAGTAGTGACGATTGCCACATTCGTTTCCGCATCACCCCCAGCCAGCC